CTCGTCATTCCAGGATCATAAAAATGGTCACTATTCGTAGAATAAAGAGAATAACAAAAACGCAATTGAACATTGTTCTTGTCGCGGACGGCGGACATGCGGGGAGTGTAAACCGCTTCGTTATTGGATCTAACGAATTGGGCTCCCATGGACATCTCATCTCCAGTCTGGGGTTTTCTCTGATCGAAATCATCGAAAAGGCCCACGGATTGACCTGGACTAAGGCCATCATAATACTTATCATCGCCCATAACAAAAATCTCTGATCGAGCATTCGCTTTGAAAGCAGCCATACGGTCTTCAAAATCTTTACCAGACTTTTGAATAGTATCGGCAGCCAAGACCTTGGCCAAATACAAAGCCAAGTTACTCTTACCATGGCCTGTTTCGCCATGAAGCATAAGAACAACAGGTCTAGGGCGCGTAAGACTAGAAGTTGAAACCCTCGAAACATATTCCTTCTCCAAGGATTCAAGCTGGGCAATACTGCGAGCTAAGATGGGAACCAAGGATCCTAAAGACAAATTAGTAGACTTCTCTAGGAAACCTCTACCCTGAAGTAGGAGAAGTGTATACGATCAACACTAAAAAAGTCAAGGGGCAAGGTACGAGTAGCATCCTGACGAAACACGTTGTCAACGTTAGAATACCACTCACGAATTTCAATACTACGCGAACTACCAACCAACGCTTCGGTAACAAAATCAGGAGAAATGCTACCAAAGACAGACAAGAAGGTCTCGATCAACCACGTAAATAGCGAATCGGTGTCCTTTTGAGCTCTGTCAAAACCCTTAACTTGCCACTTGGTGGGATTAAAATTCATACCCTGGCTAACAAAGAACTTGCTAAGCCTAAGGCCAAGTACTGGAACTGAAAATCCAGACTGTGTAACAAAGCCGGCATCAATCTTCTCACCGACTGTCTCCTTGAAGTCCGGCATAGACAACTCGGGAAAGTCATCTTCAGAATCTACCGGAGTGCCAACAACTCTACCCACCACTCGAAGAATGGAAGAGAAAGTGTCGAGCACTTTAGAAGTTACAAACGATAAAGCGAATCGAATAAGATGGTACATCGGAATGACCGCAAGCTTAATGTGATCCCAAAACCACATAACTACGGATTTAATCGAAGCAAAAACGTTAGTCAACGTTTCACTCATTCCGTTTAAAGAGGCGAGTAAAGGAACCTCGCCCATAGCACTTTTGATATGCTCACCCAATTTCTTGGGGTCGGCTACAGTATGGATAGTTTCAGACATCTCCGGTGTCGTAAACAGTCCAGATAGCATTTGAGTTTCAAAGTGCATCATCCACAAAGGTGTTCGAAATTCGGGTCTATCTAACCCGTATTTCTTTGAGAGGGAACCACCACTCATGAATGTTGAGATAGCTAAGACCTCCTGCATTTTACTCCAAGACGCACACGCTCGCAATCGAACTGACAGCGCGAGACGAGGCGACATAAGAGTATAATAATGCTTATAGGTTTCCAAGCGATCGGGAGAAAGGGTCAGGAGGAAATCAAAAAGCGCTCCAACAAAGATAGCACTAAGCTGATTTTCCTCCTGGGGGTTAAGCGGAGGAGGGGAATAGGTTCGGGGAAATTTAATGAACCTATCGCGGAACGCAACCAATTCGGTATAGTCCGCAATGGGATAATTGTCTTTAACTAGTTCATAAATGAACCAAGTGACATAAATCCCATCAATGTTCCGGGAAAACTCATATTGTTTGAGATTATCCAAAACATGTTGGCGAATAACGCCTAACGACCTTAGGGCAACAGGGGAAAGAGCTCTAACCTTTGAAGGGGTTGAACCAAAAACGGAAGTGTAAGATCCCTTAAAAGGGTTAGGTTTCATTTCGGGGATGGTTGACTCTTCAACAAATTGTTTGAAAATCGAGGAAAGTTGTTTCATCTCAGTTTCGGAAATATGGGGTAGAGCACTAGATAGAACCGATGCAACATCCGTGCTAGATGTTGAGGCCATAGGGTTTGTCATGATGTGTATATGGAGAGGAGAACCTGGCTTTTAGAGGTGCCTGGCAGTATAACTCCCTGAAACACGTCAGCCCGCGTAAGAATATCGTTG